TTGCCCGTGAATTTTTATTAACAACAAATTTTCGTTCACATACAGAAATAATATTTTTTTCAAATAAATTACGTCCAAATCAAACTCATCAAATAATATCTGCAAAAAATAATATTAATTTAAAACCAACATTTTATATTGGTAATCTTGAATTTTATATTAAAAATTTAACAGATGATCTTATAAATAAAAATATTGATCTTTCTGATGTTGCAATAATATCTCCAGTTAAAGGTAAAATTGGTATTAATTATTCAAATGGTTTATGTTATGTTGCTAATATATTATCAAAATATAATATACCATTTAAACAATATTATGATGAATCAAAAGAAGATGTGGAGAATACTATAACATATGATAATGAACCAAATAAAATTGCATTAATGACAATTTTTGGTTCAAAGGGATTACAATTTAAACATGTAATATTAATTGGAATGAAAACATCTTTAATAAATTATTATCGTTTTACTGAAAAACAACGTCAAGATGAACGTAATTTAATATATGTTGCATGTAGTAGATCAATTGAAACATTAAGTATTATAGTTGATGAAAATAAAAAATCTCTAAATCTAAACCATTGGTTTAATGAAGTCGATAGAGATGATTATGATATATATTCTCATGATAATCATTATGACACATTAATATTTCCTCCATTAAAATATAACAATGAACCAATGTTTGATAATCGTATAACAAGAATTATTGATAATATACCAATTGAAATATTAAATGAAATAGCAAATTTAATAAATTATGATAATATTGATAAAAACATTATAAAAATATATGATTATAATTTTAGTAAAATAGAATATGTATCGCCTATATTTCTTGGAAAATATGTAGAATCATTATTTGTAAATTTAATAAATATAAAAAATAACAAATCTAAAAAAGATTATTATGACATAGAAAATATTATTAATTCTGAAAATTTAATAGAATGTGATAATCAAGCAACATATGATTGGATTGTTAAAAATAAATCTAATATGACATGGGATAAATTTGATAATATTTGTAGAGATTTACCTTCCAATATTCAAAATACTTTATTAATATTTAAGAGTAAAAATAAAAATAATCTAAAACAGTTTAATGAATATACACCAGTAATGAATAATGCATATTATATAGAAATTATGAATTTATGTTTAGATAAAATTCAAAATTTTTATAGGAAATATAAAAAATATAATAAAATTGATGATTTTAATAAATTAAAAAAAATACAATTTTATTGTGAAATGTTTCATCATGCATTATCTACACAACATTATTATCATATTAAAAATAATGGAGAAAAATTTAAATCTTTATTATATTTGTATGATGATATGTTTAATCAAATTAAAAATTACGTACTAGATATGCAATATAATTTTGTAGAACATAATAAGATAATAGAAAATTTTAATCTTATTGGTGAGATAGATATTATTAATGATTGTAATGAATTATTTGAGATTAAAGTAACACAGCAAATAAATCTAAAACATATCTTACAATTATTAATGTATAATATAATGTATGAATATGATAGAGAAAATTATAAATTAAATTTTATAAATTTTATGAAAGGTGAAGAAATTATAATTAATATAAATTTAGATAAAGAAAATAAAGACAAATTGATTAAAATTTTTCAATTATATACAAATAAATAAAAATTTTTATTAGAATATTTTATCCTTTAATAATTTTAACTAATTCAATATAATTCATTGCACGCATTTTACAGCAAGGATTTTTAAATACTTCACGAATTAATTTACTACGTTCCTCAACAAATTCTGGAGTTTTATCAAAACCACGTGATAATAGATCATCATTGATGTTAAATTTATCACATATTTTTTTAATACCATCCGTATATAATAATTGTTTATCTCCAAGTAATTCACCACAAGTAGGACATACCATATATAACATTATAAATAATATATATATAATATTTTTTAAATATATTATTATTTTTTATTTCAATTTTTTATTTCAATTTTTATATTATATATGGATTATAATCCTCGTACTGATTTATATGAAGATGAATTAAATAAAGATTTAAAAAATATTATAAATAAAAATAATGATATTGGTGTTGATGAATTAATACGTATGCAACGTGAAACATTAAAAAATAATGCTTTATTTAATTTAGATTTTGATGAATATAAAAAACAAGTTAAAAAAGAAATGGAAATGCAACAAAAAAAACTAAGTGAATTAAATTATGAGAGAGATATTGGTGAAATACAACAACAAAAAAGTAATATGTATTTATATGTTGGTCTTGTTTTATTAATAATAGCAATAATAATGATAATATTAAATATATTATTTTAATAATTCTGAATTTGCACCAATAATTTGATCTGGATTTGGTAATGCAACAAGATTAATATAATATGTTGGATATGTCATAAATTTATGTACTGGTATAGTTTCTGTAAATTTTAATACTTTCTTTTTTGGATATTCTTTTTCCTTTTGAGAAACTATTTCAAAATGTTCATTTAATTTTAATCTACGTACACCATATAATCCTGTAGTTGGATTTGGAAATTGACATATCTGATAGTATGTAAATTCTGCTTTTTTTGGTTGATAACACATATCTGGATCTTTATTTCTTTTGAAATTGAAATTAATCTTTGTGGTCATAATACTATATATTATATTCTGTTAAATAATAATTTTTTTCCAGGCTCAGCAAAATTATCATCTAAATTATAAGCGTCTGGGTGATTTAGAAAAATTAATTTTGTTCTACAATCAAAACCATTATTTCTTAAATATTCTTCATGTATATTATTTGCTTCAATTAAATATTTTTGCAATGTTCTGTCAAATTCATCTGTAAATTTTTTTATATCATATTCTACTGGTAATCTTATAGACATTGAAATTAATGAATTTATAATATATTTTTTATTATCAACCATACTCTGATATAAATCACTTGATCTACTTGGATCTATTTGTATTAATTCAAATAGTTCTAAAAATGCATCTAGATAATCTATTATTTCTTGATATGCCTCTGGATTATAATATTTATATTCTGGACAAAATATTAGATCAAATAATTTTTTATCGTTACTAATTCTATCTAATCTATCATCATCTAATCGTAGAAAATCTGTTTTTTTATTATTTATAATTTGTTTATTTTTATTAACAAAATAATTTAATAAATATAAAAATATTATCATTAATATTATTTGTATAATCATATGTTATTACTAATATAATATTATTATAAAAAAATTGATTCTAATTATAAATAATTCTTCATTACTTTTTTTATATAAATATTATTATTATAAAAAAATTGATTCTAATTATAAATAATTCTTCATTACTTTTTTTATATAAATATTATAAAAAAATTGATTCTAATTATAAATAATTCTTCATTACTTTTTTTATATAAATATTATTATTATAAAAAAATTGATTCTAATTATAAATAATTCTTCATTACTTTTTTTATATAAATATTATTATTATAAAAAAATTGATAAATAATAAATAAATGATAGATATTTAAGATATTATATTTATTATAATAGTATAAATGGACAAATATATAAATAATATGATTATAGATAATATAAAATTTCGTTATCAATTAGAACTACAATTTGTTGATACTGATGAAGAAAGAAATGAAATAAATAAAATTATATCAAAATATAATAATACAAGTGAAACAAAAATAGATACATTTAATGATAAAATGGATCAGATTGATAATCTAACTATGAAAAAATTATTTTACAGATTAAAAGAACCACAAAAAATCAATAGATTAAATATATATTTTAAAGATAAATATAATCTATCAGATAATGAAGCAAATATAAATTCAACTAATATTATTGAATTACTTAAAAATGATATGTTAAAAAATAAAGATATAGAATATGATGTAGAAAATATAAAAATTATAAATATTAAAAATATTAATTTTAATGAAGAAACAAAACTTTTATCAGTAATTACAAAACAACCTAAACAACCTAAACAACCTAAACAAACTAAAACAAAACAAACAAAATAATCAAACTTAATCTAAAAACAAACTTAATTAAAGTTTTATTATATAATATATTTATATATAATGTCATCATTTATACCATCAACTATACAAGATAAAATAAATGCATTAATTACACAGATTACTAATGTTTATAAAGCATTTATCCAACATACGCAAACTTTTTTTGTTGATTCAAATGGAAATGCAACTATATCATCTAATGAAAATATAAATTTAAATTCTAATTCTGGTAATTTAAATATCAGTTCAGATAATATTCAAATAAATTCACATAATTCTGTTTCAATGACATCTAATAATAATTTATCTATTGGTACAGCTAATTCAACATCAAATAATGAATTATCTCTTGTAAGTAGTGGATCATTTTTTATCGGTTCCTACAATAATTCTATAAATTTAATAAATTTAAATAATATTAATCAATCTTCAGGACAATTAGCAATATTATGGGGTAATGATATCCCAACAATGGATACATATTCAATCGGATCATTATATATTTGTACTAATGGAAATCTATATATTTATACAAATAGTGAATCACCACAATGGAAACAAATAACAATTACTAATTAAAATATATTTTTTATAAAAATATATAAGTACATATATTTTTATTTATATATACATATGACAGATTTTAATGATTTTAATGATTTTAATGATTTTAATGAATTTGATGAAATTATTAATAAATATAAACAAAATGTTGATAAGATAAATTTAGATATAAAAAAGAAATATTTTAAAATAGATAATTTTAGTAATAATAAAATAAACATTACAAGTTATGATGATATGTATGATGTATTATATCTTAGAGGTAAATATTTTAATAAAACAATATATAAAAAATTAGATCATGAGATTATTAAAAGTAATAATATTATTAGTGATATTAAGAAATTATTAAAATTAATATTTAATGATAATTATTTTGATGATACTGAATTTAAAGCTGTTACAAAACATGATGAAATAAATTATTTGAATCCAAAAGTTGGAGATAATATTATTTATAATTCACTCAAGAAAAATGTTTTTCAACAATCAGAATTTAGAAAAGAATTATATAAATTAGAAAATGAAATAAAAAATTTAAATTTTGATAGAAATATTAAGATTAATTTTTTTGAAGATGATGAATATAAATTAGTATGGATGATTATAGAAATTAAAGAAAAAATTATATAATAGATTTTTGATTATTATCGATTATTACTTTATCTTTATTGTTAAATAATATCAATCCAATAGAATCACGTAATTGTTTTTCTAATTCATTGTTATTATTTTCTAAAATTTCTCTTCTAAATTGTTTGTAGCAATCAATATAGTCTTCATTTAATTCACCTGTTATTGCAAATTCATTACATTTATTATTAAGATCTTTATTTTTATTTGACAATAAATTATCAATAGTATCTTTTTTAAGACCTATATTCCATTTATTTTTATTATATACAGATACATATTTTGATCCAATGGATGATAAATATATATTTCTATTTGTTTTATTATCTTCAGAAAAATAAATTTTATCAATATATGCTAATAGACCATCTTTACATTTTGAAATAAATCTTTTATAATCATCTTCAGTTATATGAGATAAATCTTCTTTACCAAATGGATTAATTTTTATATTATTATTCAGATTATTATTTATTGTAATATTTAATGTTTTATTATTTGTAATATTATTATTATTATTATTATTATTATTATTATTATTTTTATCATTTTTATTATTTTTATTATTACCATCATTATTATTATCATTATTATCATTATCATTATTATTATCATTATTATCATTATCATTATTATCATCAACATCATTAATTATATTTTTAGAATTATTCAATTCTTGTTTTAATTTAGTTAATTTAATATTTTTATTTAATTCTAAAATTTTTATTTCATTTAATTTATTTACTTTTTCTAATTCTATTTTTTGTGATTCTAAATTCTCTAATTCTTTTAATTGTTTATCTTTAAGAATTTCCAAAATTTTATTATCTCTATCTTGAATAATTTTATTTTTTTCATCTAATAATATTTTTTTATTATTACAACTTTCTTTAATATGTCGAGTTAAATTTGATTTATTTGATTTTTCTTTATTACAAAATTTACATATATAACCTGTTTTTAATGATAAATCTTCTAATAAAATTATTTTATTATCAATATTTTTAATTAAAATATTATAATTTTTATTAATATCATCAATATTAATATTACATGGTTTTTTATTATTATAATGACGATTTAATAGATATTTATATTTGAATTTTTTACTACATTTATTACATTCAAAACATTTATCCATATAATATTTATAATATATAACTATATTATTATTTTATATATTTAATCGAAAAAAATAAATTATTATAATTATATTTATTTATAATTATATATACTTTTTATAAATTATTTTATAATATTATAATTAAAATATATACAAGTATCATAATTATTTTTTTCAATAATATTCGCAAAAATATTACAAAACTATATAAATATTAAAATGATTACAATTAACGCATTTTTTAGATAATATTATCTAAAAAATATCATAAAACATATAAAAAAGTATGTATATATAATAATCATAAAAATCTACAAAAAAAACTATATTTATAATTATATATAAAGTATATATAAAGTATATATGTAGTTAAAAATTATAATATGTAATTATAAAATATTATAATTAAAAGTTAATATATATACAAATCAATAATTATTTGTATACATGTAATGATAAATAATTTATTATATTGATGAAAACATATATGTATACAAATCATTACATTTTTATATAAAAAGAATATATATAGTTGACATTTTTTTTTGTAAATTTATGAATTTATATATAAAATAATATTGTTTTTATCTATATTAACTTTTATATTTATGTAGATTTTTTTTTTGTTGAAACGATATTTAAAAAAAAAAATAAATAAAAAATTTTAAAAATGAAAATCCTGAAATATTTTTAGAAGTTTTTTTAATTTTTCTTAAATTTTTAAATTTTTTTATTTAATTTTAATTTTTTTAATTTATTTTCTAATTTGTTAATTTTTATATCTTTATTTAATTCAGCAATTTTTATTTCTTTTAATTTTTTATTTTTATTTATTTCATTTAATTTATTTTCTTTTCTATTTATAATATTTAGTTTATCATCAATTAATTGTTTTTTAATATTACAAGTATCTTTAATATGACGTGTTAAATTAGATTTATTTGATAATTCTTTATTACAAAATTTACACAAATATCCTATTTTTAATGATAATTCTTCTAACATTATAATTTTATTATCAATATTTTTAATAGAATTATCATAATTTTCAGTAATAATATCAATGTCAATATCGCATGGTTTTTTATTACTATAATGACGATTTAAAATAAATTTTTCTTTAAATTCTTTACCACATTTATTACAAATATAATTATTTTGTTGTTCTAATATTTTATTTTTATTATTATCATTATCATTATTATTATTATTATTATTATTATCATTATTATCATTATTAACATTATTATCATTATTAACATTATTATCATTATTAACATTATTATCATTATTAACATTATTATCATTATTAACATTATTATCATTATTAATATTATTATTATCATTATCATTATCATTATCATTATCAAAACAAAAAACATGCCTTTTTTTATGAAACACCAAATTATCAGAATAATCGACATTAATATTTTAAGGTTGTGTATTCAGCTGATTTTATGGTTACGTTGTTATTACTAATATTATACATATTAATGGTATCTATTTTTATTAAATTATTATATATTGTAAAATAATTAGGATGGAAATCAATTATATCTTTATTACATGTTATTAAATTTTTAATTTTAAAATATTTTTCTATTTCTTCTGGATTACAAATAAAAAATTCTCTTTTGTTATTTTGTCTTACATTATTTAATTTGTTGTGTATAATTTTTTCATATTTTGATGGATTTTTAACTTTAATATCAAATATAACTTCAAATGGTGTGGGACATCCAGTACTAGATGATAATTCCTTTGCTCTATCATGTGATGTTTTATTTTTTATATTTACAAAGCCAATTTTACATAAGTTTTTCATAGATATATTTATCATACAATATACATATCCATAATCATTATTGCTATTATTGCTATTATTGTTATTATTATTATTTTTATTATTATTTTTATTACAATAGATCGACATATAAATTATAAAAATATTATTATTTTATATATTTAATCGAAAAAATTAAATTATTATAATTATTTTTATTTATAATTATATATACTTTTTTATAAATTGTTTTTAAGATTATAATTAAAAAACATACAAGTATCATAATTATTTTTTTAATAATATTCGCAAAAATATTACAAAACTATATAAATATTAAAATGATTATAATTAACGCAATTTATATATAATATTGTCTAAAATTATTATAAAACATATAAAAAAAGTATGTATATATAATAATCATAAAAATCTACAAAAAAACGATATTTATAATTATATATAAAGTATATATAAAGTATATATGTAGTTAAAAAATATAGTATGTAATTATAAATTATTATAATTAAAAGTTAATATATATACAAATCAATAATTATTTGTTTACATGTAATGATAAATAATTTATTATATTGATGAAAACATATATGTATACAAATCATTACATTTTTATATAAAAAGAATATATGTAGTTGACATTTTTTTTTTTAAATTTATGAATTTATATATAAAATAATATTGT